TTGTTTGGCAACTTCTAGTATACCATCAATCGCATCTTGACCTCTTTCAATTAAATTATAAAAGTTTTCTCTTTGATATTTGTAATCACTATCAACATCTTCAAGTGTGTTATCTCTTTTAACTATAAGAGTATCTGGTTTTTTCTCAACAAGCTCTGCTGTCGATTCTTCGATATCTAGAATCTCATCTAGAATATCTTTTGTTTTATTACTCATAACTATTTCACCTTTTTAGTTTTTACATTGACATTTTTTAAAGACCCTGTGGACTTATCACTTAACATGTCTGCAACTAACTTTTCATCTTTTCCTTTCAGTATAAATTTGCCCATACCCTTTGTAATTATTTCTGGTGTAGGTCTTCTTGTATTCTTGTATGTTTTAATATATTCTTTGGCAAAATTTAAAGCTTTACCAGTCTTATCTGTTACTTCTATATCTTCTTTTAATTTTTTAAAAGTTTTCATTACTTATCTTCACCTGTTTCAGTATCATAGTTTTTTGCATCTTGATAGAAAGATGTTGTTTCATTAAATCCGAAATCATCATCAGCATCAGCAGATGTTGGATTTGGTGTAGCAGTATATCTTTGTTCTCTTGTTGGGGATACATCTGGTAAATCTGTATACTGGTCAACTTGTACAGTCTTAATAACTTTACTAGATGTAACAGGGCCGTATAGATAAAACTTAGTAGTAAAATCTAAAGTATACATGATAGCTCTTCTTTCTGCAAAATCACCTTTGTAATTATCTTCGTAGTTAATACTATTTAATACTATAGGTATATCTCTTGCAACACCCATCTCAGGCATATCTTTAATTGTTAAAGTATAGTCTGGTTGGAAGTATGGAAGTATTTGTTCTACCATTTGTAAAGCATCATCAGATTGTTTTGCCATTGCATATAATTGAATGTTTAAATTATAAGGAACAGGCATAAACTGTGTGTCTAATTTATTAGAATTACTTGCACTTGATTTTACTTTTTTAAATTTTTGTACACGATTTAATTTTCTTGATGGGTCGTATGCCATGTTTTGAATTTCAAAACCCAGTCTTGGTAAAGTGATTGCAACTTTACTTTCAAGTCCAGCATCTTGGTCTAATCTAGCTAACCATTTTTGTTTTGGGCCATATGCTAAAGGCACTTTCATAGATTGTGTTGTTACACCATTATTGTCTTTACGAACCACATGTATATCATTAAATAGAGTACCAAACCCTACAATAATATTTCTAACTGTTTCGTGATAAAATTGTCTATTTCCTAACATTACGCACTTACTCCGGCATCGCCAAATGGATTAGATTCTGAAAAGTCTAATACATTGTTATCTAATTTATCAAATAATTCATTTTGTGCTGTCTTATCTTGCACATAGTCACCTACTATATAGTCTTCTGATAATAGGTATGAATCATCACCTGTATCAGCATCATTCTCTAATAGTATACTTGTACCTACAGAGGTCTCGTCATCTTCACCAATTATATTATCACCAGCAGTTTCTTCTAACAGTAAACCAAAATTACTCCTTGCATGTTGTATATTTATGTTCTCATTTTGAGCGGTTGATTGTTCTAGTGTAAATTCAAAGTCTCTTGCGTTTCTACTTTCATCAACTTCTATACTGTCGATATCTAGAATACCTGTATCAAGTGCTTCAGATGAATATTCAAATGATTTGCAATTTAATTTGTAAATAGGATTATTATCTAATTGGTGGAAGGGTTCATCATGGTCTACAAAACTAACTTCAAATATCTTACCTAATATTGGATGATAAACTAAATCACCCTCGTAAGGTCTGTCAGTAGCTACTGCATCTGTTTCTGTGAGTATATAAAAATCACTACCTGTAGTTAAAGTTTCTAATTCAGATGAATTGCCTGATTGGTCTATTGTTGCTGACTCTAATAATATAGAACCACCTGTAGTATCTGTTGCAGTTTCTATCTGTAATTGTTTTGTTAAATCTTGAAATCTTTCTTTGTGTACAACTAATGTTAATTCATTTCTATTTTCTAATCCGAACTGACTCATCAATTCTTTTTCACCCTCGTATCCACCTTCAGCATTTTCAACATACATTTCAATAGGAACTTGTGAAGTAAATTTACTAAGTGAATCTTCACCTAAAATATTATCAATGGCAACAGTAGTTCTGTCTATATAATAAACATCATGCCCAAAGATTTGTATAGCTTCTTTTACTAAATCACTATACAGATTTTTTTCTGTTTGAATAGAAGTACTATTATTTGTATGGAACGCCTTATTGACTGCCATAACTTTATCCTATCATGTAGTCTATAGGTGTTTCGAAAGATAATTGAATTTGTTCTTCTAGTCTCTGTATTTCTTCTATTGCTTGAGAGTAGATTTGTTCACCATTCATTGATACCCCACCTAATGTTGCTACACCGTTAAATTTAGAGAGGTTTGCACCCCATTGTCTTTTGATTAATGCTGTTGCATATCTTTTTAAATAGATATCATCAAAGATATCTGTGTATGTTGCTGGGTCTACTTTACGATAACATTCTATAATTATGTATTCGTCTACATTTGCTTGTTCCCAATCCATATCTAAATACAATCTATTTTGATGTTGATTATAACGAATTGGTACTTCTCCTACTAATACATGTTCTAATAAATCTAATTGTTGCATGGTCATTTGATAATGTATAATAGATGTTGAAGAAAAATCATACAAGTCATTTAGTCTTAATTGATAACGAATATCAAACATACCATTTGTTTGTGCATTACTAAAAGGAAATATTTGAGATACTGAAATTACAGCAGCAGGCATAGGAATAAAATTATTCCCTTCTTCAAAAGTTCCAGTTATAGAACTATCTACTGAATCAGCAGATGTTGTTGTAGCATTTGCACGAGCTCTATCAATATCAGTTTGAGTAACTTTATATTTTAGATACATTTTTTCTATACCATCATAGTGATATTGAGAAAAATATTGCAGAGCCTCATCTATTCTATCATCTGTTTGGTCATCTGATACATTAATATCAATGACACCAAACCCTAGACTTCTAAGACAATATGATTTAAATGTTGATTTACTTATAGGTATTGCCATGTTCTATTCCTTTCTTTTTCTAGTATTTATAAGAAAAACCTATCTAAATACTTAGTAAATAACTATTGACAAAGTATGTTGGGTGATGTTACTATATATTTTAATAAAATGTATTAGAACTAAATTCAGTAAATATAACTATGAAAAAATTTAAAGATAAAGACGTATGTCATAAATGTGGTGCTAAGGGAAGATTTCTTGATAGAGGCACTTGGTGGTGTGCATGGAAAAACAATGATGGTGTGTTCAATTTAGTTGGAAGATGTAAGAAAGAAAAAAAAGAAAGAAACTATGCAGATAGTGATGATTGATACCTTGTATAGGTTTATTTGTACAAGGTATGTACAGATTGACTATACATGTTATGGTATGTTATAGTATATGTAATCTGATAAATAATATCAGTAACTTGAAAATAAGTTAACTAACCAAAAGGAGGCTTTTTATGTTCAAGAAATTAACAATAAATGCTCGTTACTTTATTGCTCCACTATTAATACTTGCGACTTTGTTCGGTGTATTAGAAGGTGGTGCATGGGTATGGACAGGAGTATTTTTATTGGGTTTTGGTATCATCATTGATACCTTATATACCAAACAAACTATGGGTGCTGGATTTGATGATGAAGGTGAAACAAATGCCAATCCAACATTAATGAATTTAACAATGTACTTAATGTTACCAGTATTCGTTGCATTACAATGTACCCTTGCATACCAAATATACAATGGTATGGTAGGTGCTGAATTATTAGGTGCAGTTTTATCTTCAGGTATTTTTGCTGGAATCGGTATCATTTATGGTCACGAACTTGCACATACTAAAGGATTCAGTTTTATCATTGCTCGTTGGATGATGGCACTATCTGGTTCTGCACATTTCTGTTATGCTCATGTATACAATCATCACTTAGAGTTAGGTTGTGAAAACGACCCAGCAACAGCTCCAAGAGGAAGAAGTTTATATGCACATTTACCTAAATCACATTTTGGTCAAAGTAAATTTCTATATACAATGGAAAAACAAAGATTAAAAAGATTGGGTATACCATTCTTAACATGGCAAAATAGATGGATTCGTGGTTATGCAATGTCATTACCAACAATCGCATTATTCTGGTTTGCTGGTGCATGGTTAGGAATAGCATGTATGGGATTACTATGGTTAATCTCTAACTTCGAATTAGAAGCATTAAACTACTTAGAACATTATGGTCTAATTAGAGAAACAGGTTCACCAATTGACTACAGACATTCGTGGGATAATTCTACAATGTTTACAAGTTGGTTCTTCATAGAAATTGGAAGACAGGCTGACCATCACGATAGAGGTGAAACTCACTTCTGGGAATTAGATGAAGTAGGTGCTCCAAATTGTGGTAATGGTTATTTCACATTATTTGCATTAGCATTGATTCCACCACTTTTTCATATGTATATGGAAAAACAATTAGCTAAGTGGGATAAAGAAGAAGCATCAGAAGGTGAATTAAAGATTGCTGAGGAAATGAATTCTATAGCAGGATATTCACGATAAAAGTAAGTTATAGAAGGGTCATATACAAGGTTTTACAAGGTGGTTGATACATTCACTAAGGAAAGTATTAAAACTTGATATTGACCCTACTAGACACCTTAGAATTGATTAGAGGGGGAAACCCCTCTTTTTTTTGAGCAAAATATATTGAAATATACTAATCTGGGTCTGCTATTGTGTTACCGTCTATTGCATCCCAAGCAAGTACTTGTACATAATCAGTATTCTCTTCATTCATGGGTACAAAATAAACTACATCATTTGTATCAACAACTCTTACCGTATTAATCTCACCAACAAATATTAGTTTTTTTACTGAACTTATTATGTCTACACTTAAAGGTTTCATAAAGTCTCCTATAACTCTGCTATTGCTGAAAATTGAAATTGTAATTGCACGGCATTTGTTGTACCGTCACTATTTTCAACGTGCATTGATGACGTTGACGGAGCTCCTGCAGCCATATTTTGAGAGGAAGCATCATTACCAT